TTACTTCGCGCGCGCAGTTAGGTCAATTTAAAAATAGTATGGACACAGCACATGAAATTGCAGTGGAAGTTTGGAATAACTACATTGCAAGACCACAAAATAATCCTGATCTACTTCGGCAATGGGTATGCCCTCAGCAACTATAAGCACTATACTTACTTCGCGCGCGCAGTTAGGTCAATTTAAAAATAGTATGGACACAGCACATGAAATTGCAGTGGAAGTTTGGAATAACTACATTGCAAGACCACAAAATAATCCTGAAGAACATAAGTTTAGCTTCAAGGATTTAGAAAAAATGATTAAACTAAAACTTGAAAAGATGTAGTATGGAACAAGTTATTAGTAAAAGATCTAAATATATCTTTCAACACAGAGCTACCAAAGCTAGATTATCATTTGAAGCAGAATCTGATCAAGAAGCCATTATGACTTTAGGAAGATTATGCCAGACTGTTATGGATTGGGATATGAGAAAGTTTAGACTTAGTAAAAACAAAAGAAAGAAACTTAAAAATAAATAATTATGTGGAAAATTAATAAAGATGGTAAACAAATGGAGTTTACAGAAGAAATGATACCAGAAAATGCAGTTGGATTCGTTTATCGCATGACAGCAGTAATAGATGGTAAGTTTGTAATGTATATTGGTAAAAAGAATTTCTATGCCGATGTAAAGACTAAACTTGGTAAAAAAGAAATGCCTACCGATAAAAGATTGAAACAATACAAACGTGTAAGGAAGTTCACTTACAAAAATTACTATAGTTCCAATGAAGTATTAAAAGAACATTATAAGAATGGTGGTGAAATACATCGTACTATACTGGAGATATGTTACTCTAAAATTTCATTAACTTATTGCGAATGCAAACATTTATTCATCAATGAAGTGCTAGAAGAAGAAAGTTATTTGAATAATAATATACTTGGAAAGTTCTATAAAACAACAAGTTAAGTGTTAGATATAAAATAAATGATTTTTTTTATGTAAAAAAGATTGTTTATCCACAAAAGTTGTGTAGATTTGTAAAAACAAAAGGCAAATAGTTATGAACGTAATGTTAAAAAAAGCGATTGAGTTCGCAGAAAATCTTGAAGGTAAAGCTACCCAAGACAAAATTGATGAGTTTCACAACTTAATCAGATGTGTTATTTCCGAAGTGGAAAATACAGCCAAAGTAAACCATCCAACCATGTCATATACAGCTATGAAGTGTGAATTTGAGTCGATGGTAGTGTTATTATTGTTTAAAATGTTATTCAATAAGGAAAGACAAAATAGAACAGTAGAGTTATTAATCAATAATTTAAAATCGTAATGGAAAAAAGATGTACAATCTTGCTTACTCCAGAGGTAACAGAAGCGATGGATATTGCATTTGCAATTGGGTTTCAGAAGCAAGAAAAAGAAAGGGTAAAAACAAAACCACAGCAAATTGCATACGCACTAGAGTTGTTAGCAAAGTTGCACAAGCAAAACAAAATAGATAATGTATTATTAATCGGTTTAAAATAAAGAAAGATGGAAGGTTTAGAATTAGAAATGAATGGTGCTACTTACGTTTTAGCAAAGATTCAAAATGAAGTTAAAGTATTGAAAAACAACTACAATGCTTTTGGTAAATACAAGTTCCGTTCCGTAGAGGATATTCAAGTTGCTGTAAAACCAATTTTACTACAATATGAATCGGTAATCGTACTTTCAGATTCAGTAATTGAACTATGCAACATTCCAGTTATACAAGCACAAGCAAAGTTTATTTGTCCATTTGGAGAGATTCACGTTACAGCACAAGCAGGAGTTGATATTCATAAAAAAGGTATGGATATTCCACAAACTTTTGGTACTGCAAGTTCTTACGCTAGAAAGTATGCTTTAGGTGGTTTATTATTGCTAGATGATGTTGCTGATTCAGATGCTACAAATAGTCATAAGGATGAACCTAAAAAAGTATTACCAACTTGTTCAGATTTATTATTTGAAAAAGCAATAGCACGTTTTGAAGGTGGTGAAGCAGATATTTTTACTAAGTTGGCTACTACTTATACTTTGACTGGTAAACAAGCGTTAGAAATTAAAGCTATTACAAATGGATGAGTTGTACATGGAAATGCTTATGCAAGACCCAGAATACATGATGCAATTAGAATGGGATCAGTCAAATGTTCCCAGTAATTAACTTAAAAAGAAAGAAAGATGGAAAAGATATATTGGACAATGAAAGATGGTACTAACATATCAATTGATGATATGGATATTAATCATCTTAGAAACTCTTTAAAAATGGTAGTTAGAGGGTTTGAAAGATTACAAAAAGAACAGCAAAAAAAGAAGTCGAAACCTAAATTTGAATTAAAGGGTAATATTGCACAAGACCACTTTGATGTGATGATGGATAATGAGTATGCTAATGACATGGGTTATTTTCAAGGATTATAAATAAATAAATAAAAGCAAGATGAAAGAAGTAAATTTAGAGCAAGGAACAAGAGAGTGGTTAGAAGCAAGAAAAGGTAAGATCACTGGAACAAGGCTAAAAGATGTTTTAAAGACTGATAACCTACCTGCAATTTACGAAATGATAGCTGAATTAGGTTCAGATGAAATAGAAGAAACATTTGTAAATAAAGCAATGCAAAGGGGAAAAGATTGCGAACCTATCGCAATATCACTTTACCAACATATGACTGGAGAAGTGATCGATAGTGTTGGATTCTGTATTAGTGAAGAAAATGAAATGTTGGCTTTATCTCCAGATGGATTCACAGCAGATAGAACTGGTGCAATAGAAGTTAAATCACCAAATACAGCTACTCATGTTAAATACATTCTTGGTGATAGAGTTCCGAGTGAGTACCTTCCGCAAGTGATGAATTACTTTCTTGTAAATACAAAATTAGAGTGGTTAGACTTCATTTCTTTTGATGATAGATATAAGCCTAAACAAATCTGGATTAAACGTGTTACAAGGGAAGAATTGCAAGACCAACTTGTAGAAGTAAATCAAAAAATAAATAAGTTCGTTGATAAATTCAATAAATACTACGAAAAAATAAATTTTTAATTAAATAGAATGAAAAATTTAGAACAATTAGCAAAAGAATTGCAAGAGCAAATTCAAAATGGTGCAAGTATTTCAGACATAATACAATTGCTATCAAATGTAAAACCAAATGACTTTGAAAGTGCATGCAGACCACTAATGAAGTATTTATGTGAAAATCATCACCCACACATGAAAGTAATTGTAGAGGGCAATTGTGCAGTATTACTTGAAGGTGAAAAATGTTTTAATACTAATGAATATATTTTAGATTAATATGGTAATACATGATAGTTCTGTTTGGATAGAACCAAAAATAATTAAAGAATGGTATCAGTTGGAAGTAATAAGTCAATGGGATTGGGATTCAAAAGCAATTTGTTTTAAACAAATAGGCAATGATATAATTAGTTATAAACTATGTCATCATATTGCAGATGCTGAAAAACAACCTTATTTATCTTGTAAGACCGTAGATATTATTACTGATGAGATGAAAGAAGAATTAATTAATCAAGGTTATACAATTTAAAAAATAGAAATTATGATCGAATTAATTGTAGGTGGATTTATTTATTATGTAATAAATACTATCGAAAAGGACAGAAAGCAAATGCAACGTGTAAAAAAAATGAAAGAAAAGTATTTTACAGATGATAGACCAAAATATTATACAAGTTTATGAAATTAGCAAGAATTATACTGGCGATTATAGTAATAACAATTACAATACTATTTGTATTATGACAAGTGATTATGCAAGAAAATTAGCTACGGAAGATTTAACGCGTAGACTACAAAGGCAACCATTCAACACTACGATACTAAACGAGTTGAATAGACGCGCTACAAGGATTAGTAAGTGCCAAATAGAAGGGCAAAAAAGACTAGATAAAGAGAAAGCAAAGTATGATTCAGAGGAGAATATGCTGAATGATTTTACTTGTTGTTATGAAGATTTAAGTCCAAGCGAAAAAGTAATATATGATAGATTATGAAAAAATGTTTCACCTGTAGGAATAACTACCCCATGTTTTTTTATCATTTAGATGAGTCTAAATACAAGATAAAAGCAAATAAGGGTAAGACTATCGAATGCAGATTTTGTTCACTTAAACGCAATATATTAGATAAAGGGTTTACGCATCGAATAGATGGGAAGTTTGAATTTGTACCAATGAGTAAAATAGAAATATTAAAATATGTTGTGTCCAAATTGTAACTCTAAAACGTCGTGTGGTTGCAAGTCATGTGCTGAAAGACCATCTGAATTTAAAAAAAACATAATGGAAGAAAATAATATCACTTGTGGCTATTGTGGATTCACAAATTCTTTTGATATTTGGCTCGATTTTGAATACAAAAGATATGATGCCACCAATGACGTGCGGAAAAATAAATCAAGCGATTGAATTAGTGATTGAATCCGATTTAGAAAACTATGATAAAGATTTAATTGTAGATAGCTTAGAACGTGTTAGACGTGATAACATAAGGCTACGTGAAGCCGTAAATGAATTAAAAGAAATAAAACCAGTATAGTTTAATATTAATTATGAGGGTAATTGTTTAAAATAGGTTTTCCCCAATCTTTAATTAGGTTGGGTTTTTTCGTTTTAGGTGATGAGGTGTAGGAATTTCAGATTAGAAAAATTAGTATAGCCCTCCAGAATTTTTAGTGTAGTTTTTTGTATTTAGAAAAATTAATCCAGTTTTCTGTATCCAGAATTTTACGTTTCATTTTTTCACTTTCAAAAAATTCGACTAGTTTTTTCAGTTTGGAAAATTTAGTCTAGCTATCTCAATTTCAGAATTTCCATTTTTGTATATACAGAATCAAAAGAACCAGTACAGGGTAATAAGTGTTATTTAGAATCATTCTATGTAATAATCCAATCCAATCAATCAAAAATAAATATTACAAAAGACTTGTTTAATTAAAAAATAGTTTTATACACGTGTACACGCATTCATATTAATAGAAAGGTTATTTATGTTAATTAGTTGATTATCAGTAAAGAAGAAAATAAATGATTTTTTTTAATCTTTTTTGTGTAAAATGTAAAAAGTATTCGTATATTTGTATAAGAGAAAGAAACAAAGAAATTAATTAAAACAAAAAAGCCATGAAAAGAATGATTTTAATAGCAGCAGTTTTCGCACTGGTAAGCTGTAAGAAAGAACAAAATACATTTAATTATACTTACAGATATACGACGGAAGAAAGCGAAGAATATAGAAAAGAAAATAAATTAAAAGAGTTTTTTATTACTTCATTAACTGAATTTAATGAAATATTATCCAGTACAGAAATAGAAAATGAAAGAACTTTTTTAAGAGAATCAAAAGCAAAAAAAAACATAGTTGTAATAAATGATACTTTATTTATTACAGCGAAATAATTAATATAAACCTATAAAAAAAAGAAACCATGGAAACAAGAAACGAAAAATTAAAAGAATTGTTAAAAGACAATTATTTATTAAATGATTATCTAGACTGTGATAATTTATTAAATGATGTAATAAATGATGTTTGGGAGTTAATCGATGCTGTACAAGAAGATATAAACGAGGTTGAGGTTATATACTACATTGAAGCAATGAAGCTATTAAATGTACATGATACAAGCTTGACAATCAGTTTAAGCCTTGCAAGTGATTTTGGATATAATACAATCGATTTAAATTCTGAAATATTAGCAACCTTGTTAATACAACAGATGTTAACTGAAGAGTTAAACACAGTAATAGAGGAAATAGAAAAACAAAATATTTTTAACGATTAAAACTAAATAACATGGAAACGCAAAACATAACTTTATTTATCGAAAGCATAAATAATAAGATAACACAACTGGAAAGAACAAACGATACGCTTGAAATTAGACGTTATAAGCGTATTTTAAGTATCTGTTGGGAAAACATATCAAAGAAATAATTTAAACCTTTAAAACGAAAGAAAATGAAAGCAACAGCAAACAAATCGGCTAGAACATACACGTTACGCGTGGATGGTAACAAGTACCGCACGATCAAAATGGATAAGCAAGAATTTAAAAGTGCTTATTACTGGACGAATAACGATTGGAAGCAATTTTTAAAAACAGATGAATATTTTATAGTTAAATCTAAATAGAAACAAAATAATTAATTAACATGAATAGCATCCAGCAACTCACAGCCTTAATACTTATCTACGTAGGGTATACACTAATAAAACTAACTTTAATTAACTTAATATAATATAACCATGAACTACCAAGATTTTTTATTTTCTCAATTATTCATGAGACATATCGAAAATAATTCTACACAATATCAAGATTTAGAGTACGATTTAATATATCCCGAAGTATTAATACACAAAGAATTATATATAAATTCAAACTTTAATGTAGATACAATAGGGGAGTATGAATGTATAATTAATTACTTAACACAAACAATTTAATATAATATAACATGAAGACAATAAACGAAACATACCCACAAATTAAAGTGGGAACTATATTAATAAGTAAAGAACAAATTAAATACAAAGTAACACATACATTTGATTATACTATACAAGTTATAACAAACAACAATATCCCATACTCATTCAATACAACAGATATAAAACAAATGAAACTTAAAATATACGAATAAACATACATAACAAACAACATACCAAGCACTTACATATACGTAGGTGCTTTTTTTATGTCCATACATTACAATCCAATAAAAAACACACAAAAAACATTGACAAACCATACATAAAATAGAAAATGAATTTACACAAAAGAATAAAACAACTTTGCACAAAACCACAAAAAACCAAGTTCGCACCATTTATACAAATCCACAACAATTGCAATTTAAAAACCATCACCAGTTAAACACCAGTATCATCAAACTACAATCAAACCAACATACTTAATAATTTACTCAATACGTAACATCTTGAAAATCAAGTGAGATAGGTACCCCCTTGCTCATGGAAAAATGTAACTGACCTATTTAGACCCCTCTATAAAATTTCTGATTTTAAACACTTTCCAATTAAAAACTGCCTTAGAAATTTTTGATTTTTTTCTAATGCAATTTAAAAACACGTATAAAATTTTCGTGTAAATTATTGGGTGTGAATTAAAAGAGTGCAATCACGTGTAACCTACCCAGGGCGAAGCTTCTAAGCGAGCCAATCAGAACATTACAAAGTTTACTTTGGGATATAGTTACTCCAAGTTACCTAAGTGGGCAGGAGTGTCAATCGTTGTCGTAAAACGACGTTGTCAAACGACGAAGTGAAGTTACAAGAAATAATTGACATTGTCAAGTGTTTTAGTGATATATATGTAATTATTTGTTAAGTAGTTAGTTTATTGCATTGTGTATTTTTGTGTAATTTTTTAAATTAAGTGTTGTTTTTAAATATTTAAAAGTTATCTTTGTGATATAATTAAAAAGATAGAATTATGAGTTATTCAATGAAAGGAAAAGTTAAGGTAGTAGGATCTACTTTGCAGATTAGTGAGAAGTTCTCTAAGAGAGAGTTTGTAGTTGTTGATGATACTAATATGTATCCACAAGACATCATGTTTCAGTTAACGCAAGATAAGTGTAGCCTTATTGATAGTTTGGTTATTGGTGATGAAGTAGAGGTTAGTTTCAATCTTAATGGTAGAGAATGGGTTAATCCTGAAGGCGAGAGTAAGTTCTTTAATACACTAGATGTATGGAAGATCAGTAAGATTGGTAGTAATGCTGTAAAGAATGCACAAGGACAAGGTTTTGAACCTAAGAAAAGTGTTATGCCAATTGCAGAAGAAGTTGAGAGTTCAGATTTACCGTTCTGATAATATATTGATTATGAGTAAGTTAAGTAAAGGTTTGAAATTATTTATCGGTGTCTTATTGATGCCGATAATGTTTTCTGTATTTATTGCAGATAGATTAGTGATAGTTCCATTTGTTTGGATAAAGGCTGAATCACTTATGCAATGGTTAAGAAACAATAGTGCTATAGTAGAAAGTTTAATCAGAGTAGTGTTTGCTTCGGTTGTGTTATTAATCTGTAAATGGATATTCTAGTGAAATACTCTAAACGTGAACTATTCTCTATTAGATGGGATTTTCGTGAGAATAGAAAAGGCAAGGTGGTACGATGAAAAAGCTAAAAAACTACGCAATGAGTTATCTTAGAAGTCAAAAAAGACAATTAAAGCGTGATTTTAAAGACCCAAAGAAACGCACTAAGATTGTTGAAATACATAACACTAAAGTTCGTAAACAACAAAAGAAAGACAAGAGGTTCGAGGTTATCGTGACCTCTTGCTTCATGTTGGTGCTAATCGTAGTAATTGCATTGAAGCTATGGAAGGTGATTTAAGTTTTGGTAGTTTTTCACTAGATGAATTGAACTTAGATATTCAATTAGATGCTTTAAACTTTGATTCATTCGATAATATGTTTGAACCACAAGAAGCACCTACAGAACAGCGTTCACACTTCATAGTAATATGCACTACAGAAGAACAAGATGAGTTGATTCGTGAAAAGTTTAACCTTGGATTGAAGACTAAATCTGGCAGAGGTAAATACGAAACGAATATTATTCAAGCAGAACAATTAATTGATTTATTCTAATGGAACAAAACGAAGAATCTGAACCTAAAAAACCTAAGGTTACAAGACCAAGAAAGAAAAAAGTAGAGCCAAGAGGTGTAAAAGCTGGAACTAAGCGAGGTAAATATATTATAAAACCTAAAAAACGAGGTGATGAAGGGCTTTCTTTCATTGAAAAAGTACAATTTAGGAACAAATACAGTGAAAAAGAGGTAAAAGAAGCACTTTATCCACTAAGAGTACCTAAACCAGACGATGTAACTAAAAAAGATGAGCCTATAGAAGTTGAACAAACCGATGTACCTAAAAAAAACCTTGTTGGTAGACCTAAAGGTAGATTAAATAGAAGTACAGTTGTTCGTGCCATTTTAGAAGCTACACGATGGGGGAAAGACCCTATTACTGGTATTGAGTCATATATTCCTATAGAATATCAAATGACACTAGCTATTTTACAGAAAGCACTTAAAGGCGATGTAAATGCCTATAAAGCATTAATGGATAATGCGTATAAACCTCACGCACAAGAAGTTGAAAGTAAAAACGTAACAGTTGATATTAGTAACTTTTCAGAAGAAGATATTAAAGCACTATTAAATGACGATGACGATGACGAACCAGACTACTTTAGAGAACAAGAACTTGCTCTCGGAGAACGAACAGAAGATAGCGACGAAGGAAGAAGCGAGGAAAGCACTGGAATACCATCTTAGAGCCAAGTTAGGTAAAGATGACTTTTGGGAGTTTTGTAAATTCTATGATAAAGACTTTTTTCTTAAACGTAAATTCTTGCAACGTGTCGCTAGAGCCTTTCAAAGAATCGAGGAAGGTAAGATTAACTCTTTATCAGTATCAGTACCACCAAGGGGAGGAAAATCATATATAACAACTTTGTTTTGTGCTTGGACTTTAGGTAGGAATCCTTCTGAATCTGTAATGCGTAATACTTGTACCGGAACTCTATATCAAAAGTTCTCTTACGATGTACGTCAAGTGTTAAAATCAGAAAAGTTTAATTCTGTATTTCCAGAAGTAAGTATATCCAATGATAAAGCAAACCTTAATGGTTGGAATACTAATCAATCTCGTCAAGTAGGTTACTTTGGTGCTGGTGTAGGTGGAACAATTATCGGTTTTGGTGCTACAAAACTTGCTATTACCGATGACTTGTATCGTGGTATTGAGGATGCGTTGTCCGATGTTACCAATGATAGGGTTTTACAATGGAAAGAAGGTACTCACGACTCACGTCTTGAACGAACGTGTGCTAAGATTGATATTGGTACAAGATGGTCGACAAACGATGTTATAGGCAAGAATTTCCAAGAAGGTAGTTATGATGAATCGATAGTTATTCCTGCCTTAGATGCGAATGAAGAGACTTTTTGTGCTGATGTAATGTCTACAGACCAATATAAGATGATCCGTAAGAAAATCAATCCAGATATTTGGAGTGCAGAATATATGCAAGAACCAGTCGATTTAAAAGGACGTTTGTTCTCTAATCTACGAACTATTAGTGAAGCAGACTTTAACCTCATCAAAGGTAGAAGTGCGGGAAGTATTGCTTACGTCGATGTATCAGACCAAGGTGCAGATTATACAGCTATGGCACTAGCAGTAATTATTGATGGTACAATTTATATTGCAGATTATTGTTTTAACAAAAATAATACCGATGTAACCATTCCTTTAATTGCAGAAAAGTTAAATAGATACCGAACGTCTTATTGTAGGGTAGAAAGTAACGCAATGGGGGCGGTTTTTGCTAGAACACTTCAAAAACAAACTAGAACCAAGATTTTACAAGTGCATAACACACAAAATAAAATGACTAGAATAATTATGCAATCTGCAAGTATAAATAATGCCTTTGTCTTTGTAAAATATGAGAATAACAACGATTATCACCAGTTTATGACAAACCTACTATCTTTTAGTAAGGAAGGTAAAATGAAAAATGATGATGCTCCAGATTGCTTGGCTGGATTGTCAATGTTAATTAAATCTTTATTTAAAAGGTTGGATATATAAAAAAAGAGTATATTTACACAGTTATTAGTGCTTTTCTTTCTTTTCTTTCGGTGCTAACTACTTTTGATTCTTTCTTTCAGCCCTCTCGCTATTTATTTGGATTGAGGGCTTTTTTAATGCACAAAAAAAGACCCGATTATTAGTCGAGTCTTAAAAATAAAGGTAGTATGATACCTATTTAATTCCTTTTTTCAATCCAAGGAATATCTTTTTTTCATCATCAGTTAAAGTAATTCCTATTTCATTTTCTATTTTGATTAAAGCAGATGCTCTGTAATCTATAGATTGACTTTCTTGAAGTATATCATTCTGTAGAACTGGTAAATGAGTATAATCAGCAACTAATCTCAATCCTTCTTTATCTAATCCTAATTGTTCAGTAATATTATTATAAATTCTTTCAGCTTCTGGAATGATAGTAGAAGTATAACATAATCTCTCACCATAATTCACGTTAGAGTAAGTCGAACCACTTTCGTTAGAGAAAATATAGTAGTTAAGACCAAAAGCATCTATAATAGCAAGTTTATCAGCTTTAAGTTCATCAAACAACATTAAATCCTTTGTAGGATAAGACATTGGAGTCCATTTAACATCGTTTTCAGAAATAATGATCTCATCTTTAGAACGATTGTACCAATCTTTACGTATTTGTTCTTTTTCTTCTGGACTCATTGGTAAAGCACCACCTAAATCAGAGTTTGAAGCAGATAATATACCAATAGCGCCAATATTCTCTAAAAGTATGTTACGTTTGTTATATTGAGCCTTAATATTAGATAATGGGTACTTTAAAGATTCAATTCTTGATATAGAATCTAAAATATTCACACCATCCGTAGTTTGAATGATAACAACTTCTTCATTTAGCAATGTTTCTGGTTTATCACCTTCATAGTTATAAGTATAATCTTTTATAAGACCACCTTTATCCATTTGTTTAAGAGTACGACCAGAAGTGTTAATTTGAACCTTATGTCTAGCAAGCGGAACAAATAAATTAACTATTCCAAAACTTCTTCGTGGTGCATAACATAAAGCAGTTGAAAATAAACTGTCGTTAACGGATATAGAATACATTACGTCTTGCCAAGTTTGCATTGGATTAGGATTCTTAATTAAATCAAGTACCCAATGTTTTTCTACTTCCGTACCATCCTCTTTTACAAGCCTTGGACGACCTTGCGAAAGCATTTGAGCCTTTTTATCAATTACAGTTCTAAGTTCTGGTATTTCAACATACGCTTGAAATGGTTTTTCGGTATTCATCCAGATTGGAACTTTCTTGCCATAGAAGTCATGTTGATATGCTCTATTTGTATCTAATAGGGTATTTATTTCCCTAAGTTGATTATTATTTATAGGTGTTCCGAAAAAAGCGTTCCAAAAAGAAGGGTTACTCATAATAATTTTTTTACATTTGTACAACAAATTTAAGTAAATATGAATAATAAACTTAATTCTACCTATAAAATTAAATCACATTCTTTAGAAATTAAGGATGTTGATGCAAAATCACGTAAGGTATCGATGTATTTAGCGCATTTTGGAAATATTGACTCCGACCAAGATATGATTGTAAAAGGTGCTTTTTCTAAATCTTTACAAGAAAGAGGTTGTGATTCTTCTTCAAATAGAAAAATTGCATTCCTAAGACACCATGACTGGAAAATGCAAATAGGAAAGTTCGTTGAACTTAAAGAAGATGAAAACGGATTATATGCTGTAGGTGAACTTGGAAGTTCTACTTTAGGTAATGATGCTTTATGCGATTATCAAGATGGAATTATACGTGAGCATTCTATTGGCTTTAAATATCTAGCAGATAAAATTAAGTGGATTGAAGACAAAACCAAAGATGGTGGTGGATATTACTTAGTTTCAGAGGTAGCACTTTGGGAAGGTTCAGCGGTAACATTTGGAGCTAACGAAATGACTCCAGTATTAGAAGTTGGTAAATCAGAGGAAAAATCTAAGATTATCACTACTATTACAAAAGAAATGGATACTATAATTAAGGCTTTAGGAAATGGAAGTCGTACAGATGATAGTTTATATTCACTTGAAATGAGACACAAGTTTTTAACTGCACAACTTTCTGAAATTGCAAGCATGAATATCGAAGCAATGGACGTTAAAAAAATAATTGAACCTACAGAAGAAGAAAAATCTTTTGATTGGAGTAAAGTTGTAACTAATATTAAATAATCATGGAAAAAGTAAAACGCACTACTAAAGAAGCTAAAGTTGTTTTAAACGAAAAGTTTGAAAACCACGAATTAGTAAAGTTTTCATTTAATAATAAAGCACCATATCATCATGAAGGCGTGATTGAAGTTATTTCTGGTGAACACGCAAATATTTTTTTAGATCAAGGTTATGGGGTTGTTTGTAACGATTAATGATTTTACTGGCAAGTTCGCACTTTCTACTGGAATGTATGCGAATACTAATATCCAATCTTATATTGATAGGTATGAAGATATATATTTAACTGAATTGTTAGGTGTAAAACTTTATAACTTGTTTATAGCAGATTTAGTTAGCAATGTTCCAGTTACAGCAAAGTACACTAAGATATTTAATGCTTTTAAGGAAGAATTAGATATTCGACTTATCATTTCAAAAGGAATGAAAGATATGCTCGTAGGATTCATCTATTTTGAATATATGAAGGATTCTGTTACTCAAACTACTCCTATTGGTGTCGTGAAACAGTCTACTGAAAATTCTACACCTATTTCAGCACACACACCTATATATTTACGTTATAATGAATCTGTAAAGAATTATCGTGCTATTCAAGATTATATTATGCAGAATTTAAGTACATACCCTTTATTTAGAGGTTACACAAAACAATATGCTTATTGGCTATGAGAGATATTAGTGTTTTATTTGAGGAGATTGTAAATAAGATTGACACTTCTATTGAAGTTAGTTCTTATTCTAATAAAAGATTTTATACTTGTAACACTAAATGGATTCGTGCAGGTAAAATTATTTTTGGTAAAACAGCAGGAAATACAGACGCTACTTCTGTTGTTACCTTAGTAGTAAAGGACACGTACTTTGAAATAGAAAGTGCTACACTCGTGAAATCGGTGCGTTGTCCGTTACCATTTGCAATTACTGGAACTAAGTTAGCTACTAATATAGAGTTTACTAAAAAAGACAATAATCTATTAAATAAAACTCCTTTAGTTTGGTTGCTTGAAAATCATAGTGAAAAACTTTATGGTATAGATTCATCAATTGAAAGAGATATGGAAATGACTGTATTATTTCTTGATGAAACAGATGTATTGAACTATTACACTAAAGACCATAGACTTCAAGTTTCCGAACCAATGATTGCTTTAGAGGAAGAATTTGAAAAAGTAATTAATAATTTTGCACTTTATAGACGATTAATTAGTTTTAATAGAAAAGTTTTTAGTAGATTTGGTACTGAAACAGAAAATGGTATGTATAAAAACATACTTGACGCTAATTTAAGCGGTATTATTATTACCTATTCTGTATCAAAATATAAAGATGCTTGTAAATGTTAGTTTGAAGCGTTAGAGCCGAGATAATCACTCTACAAAACGAAAACCCAACGTAGCGTAGAATGAATTATTGTAAACTTTAACCTAAAAACAAACAAAAAATGGAAATGACTCCAGAACAAGTAATTGAGAAAGTAAACTCAATTGTCGCTGAAAAAACAGCAAATTCCGTTTCTAAAACAGACTTAGAAGCGTTGAAAAATCAATTAACAGACTTAGAAGGTAAATCTGACAACTCCGAAGTTAAATCTGCAATTGCAAAATTGGAAGGTTTAGTAGAAGGAATGAAAGAAGAAAAAACTTCAAAAAATGTTAGTTTGAAATCTATCGGACAAGCTATCGCTGATGCTTACTCTGACTCTATCGACCAAATCAAGGACATCGCTGAAAAAGGTGGTTTAATGAACCTTGACATCAAAGCAGTAGGTACAATGTCAATCACGAACAACTACTCTGGTGGTACAGTTGCTTTATCGCAATTAGAAGCTGGTGTTACTCGTATTGCACGTAGAATGCCTTTCTTACGTTCTTTAGTTAATGCTTCTGGTACTACTTCTAAGTATATCACTTATATCCAATCTAACGGACAAGAAGGTGGTGCTGATATGACAGCAGAGGGTGCTTTGAAATCACAAGCTGACTTCAATGTAGTTGAAACTTCTGTAGCAGTTAAGAAAGTTACAGCATGGATTAAAGTTTCTAAAGAAATGATTGCTGATTTACCATTCATGCGTAACGAAATCAACAATGAGTTGATGGAAATCGTTGAATTGAAATTAGATTCTCAAATCCTTTCTGGTGATGGTTCTGGAGATAACTTAACTGGTATCTTACAAAATGCTGTTGCTTGGGCGGCTGGTAACTTTGCTTTAGCTTATGTTTTACCTAACGAGTTTGATGTATTATCTGTAGCAATCGCGCAAATTCAAACTGGATTATTTAATGCTAACTATATTGTTCTTCACCCAGAGGATGCAGTTAAAATGCAATTAACTAAAACAAGTACTGGTGAATACACTTACGCAATGCAATATGTTGATGCTAACGGAGTTACTAGAGTAAAAGGTATTCCAGTTATCGAAAATGTTGGTATGACTGCAGGAACTTTCTTAGTTGGTGACTTTACTAAATCTAACTTACGTATTCGTGAAGACTTGAATATCCAAGTTGGTTATGTGAATGATGACTTTACTAAAAACTTAATGACAATATTGTGTGAAGCACGTGCGGTTCATTATGTTAAGTCTAATCATTATGGAGCATTTGTAAAAGGTACATTCTCTACTGCAAAAACTGCATTATTAAAACCATAATTTGAATGGGGAGGGCAACTCCCCTTCTTTTCTTTAATCTTTAAAATTAAAAAATATGTCATTAGGATGTAAATGTGATTCTGGATTATCAAATACTGGTAAACCAAACTGCGTAACGATTCAATCCGTTACCTCAAAACTTATATTAGTTCCATTGAAAGATGCTACTGGAACAAAAAACTCTTTAGACCTTACAGCTACTTTTACCGAAGCTACTTTTACAGCTTTAGCTAATCAAGCAGATGCTACTAAAAGATGGTTTTCACTTCCACAATTTGAAAATGTTGAACTAGCAAAGGCTGATTCTACTTTCGAGGAAGCTCCATCTGGAAGAAAAGTCTTTATCAAACAAGGTAAACGTTCTTTTGCAGGTCAATTATGGAATGAAACACCACAATTATTAGGTAAAATTCAAAACAATAGATGTGTTGATTTTGGTGTTTACATTGTTGACGTTAACGGAAACTTAGTTGGTTCTAAAGTTGGTGATAAATTATACCCAATTCCAGTAGATAATGAGTCTTTTGAAGCAAAATTAATGTTTGCTACAGATGCGGCTACTCAAAAAATCATGGTAGGATTTGACTTCTACAGATTGTTTGATGAGTCTACAATGTGGTTATTAACTCCATCTGATACAACTGACTTGTATGACTTCAATAACCTTGAAGGTTTGTTAGATGTAAACATTGCCATCTCTGGTATTACAACTACTGGTGCAGTTGCTACATTGACTTTAGACTATGGTACGGCTAAAAACCCAATTAAAGTTAAAGGATTAGTTGCTTCTGACTTCTTGTTATATAACACTACGACAAGTACAACTGTAACTAAAACTGTTACTGAAACAGCAGATGGTGTATATGCTTTTGTTTATACAGCAATTACTGGTTCAACTGACGTAATTAAATTGTCTTTAGCGAAAAGCGGTTATGTTGGAAGTAAAACTTATATTGATGCTTAATCTTTAATTAGATTCTTTTTAAGAGGAGGTACATTAATTTGTACCTCTTTTTTTTTACCTTTGAATTATGAAAGATCTTTTTGCTAAAACTGACATAAACAAAGTGCTTAATAAGGCAAAGTCTTTAGGTGGTTACAATCAAAGTTTATGGGTAAAATGTTTCGATGTTGAGTTTAGAAATAAGATTGTAAAATGGGTTCAAGAATACCAATTTCAAAAAGGACTTGATATAGATGGGAATATTATCGGTAGATACTCAAAACGTACAGAACAAATTAATCCTGACAAAATAAAAGGCACTCCGTTCACTTTAGAAGATTCTGGAGAGTTTTATCGTTCGATGTTTGTATCTGTATTTATAGATTCTATAGAGGTAGAAGGTGATGTAAGTAAATTTGAAGAATCTAAATGGTATGATGACCGAATACTTGGAATGACAGAAGATACACTTGTGTTATTTAAAGAAGAAATGAAAGAAAAATATATAAAGAATGTTAGAGAAATATTATCAATCGATTGAAGAAATACCATTGTTTAATTGGCAAAAATGCCTTGAAGGTGATGTAAAGTACGTTAATTTAGAAACTAAAGAAGATTCTAGTAACCAAGAAGCATTCACTAAGTTATACGATGAATTTTTACAGAAACGTGGTGTAAACAAAGAATATAAGAAGTATTTGGATATTCTAAAGAAGAAAGCGTTGTTGCAATGTGAATTTTTGATTACAAAAGATGATTTCAAGCTAACAGAAATAGAAATACAAGATGCTAAAATTGTATCTTTACAAAAGACTTCTGAAGCAGGTTTAAGTATTGATAAGACATTGATATATTTAGGTAAATGGTTAGGTTATAGATTAGATTGGAAAATTATCTCTGTATCAGAGTTTTATTCGATACTAGAAGAATACGAAAAACAAAGTAATATTAGTTGATATGAGTGAAAAAATTAAGAGTTCCGATATATTTGAAGGCGATATATTTAAGATAGTTGTAGATAGTGCAGAATTAGCAAAAACTAAAATTGCTGAATTAAACAAAGAACTGGTAGAGGTAGGAACGTCTTTTAAAAAAGAATTAAGCGGAATTAAAACTGACAACGTAAAAGAAATAGAAGCATTAATTGTCAAGGTTAAAGAATTAACTAAGGCAGTAGATGCTCAAACGCAAGTAAATAAAGCAAATGAAATCGCAATTCGTGAAGCTAAAAAGACTTCCGAACAAGCATTACGCGAAGAAGAAAAAACTAAACGTGATGTATTAAAAACGCAAGAACAAATAAATAAATCAAATGAACGTGCTGTAAAAAATCAAAAAGATTTATCTGATGCTTACAAGCAATTAGCACAAAATACTCGTGATTTAAAGAATGAATCTAAGCGTTTAGGTGCTGAAATGCTTGAACTTGAAAAACAAGGCAAAAAAAACTCGGCAGAATACTATAAACTAAGCAGACAATATAAAGAAACTACTAAATCAGCAATTGAAGGTGATAAAGCACTTAAAAAACTTGATAGTACAGTAGGTGATAACTTCCGTAATGTAGGTAATTACCAAAAGGCTATTGGTGGATTGAAAAATGCTTTAATGCAGTTAGGATTAGCATTTGGAGTGTTTGATGGTATTCGTGCATTGTTAGATACACAGATTAAGTTAGATTCACTTAATTTATCACTAAAGAACGTTTCTAGTAGCACCAAAGAGTATCAAGCTAACTTTGCCTTTCTTAAAGATTTATCATTGTCTTACGGACAAGATTTACTTGTATTGATTGATTCGTATAAAAACTTTATTGCATCTACTTCATCATCTAATTTAAGTTTAGACCAACGTAAAAGAATTTACGAAAGTGTAATTAAAGCAGGTTCAGCACTTGCCTTATCAAATGATAATATAAAAGGTTCGTTACTTGCTATATCTCAAATGTTCTCTAAGGGTACGGTTTCAGCAGAGGAATTAAGACAGCAATTAGGCGAAAGACTTCCTGGTGCTTTCGGTATCATGGCAGATTCAATGGGTGTTACCGAAGCTGAATTAGGTAAATTAATGAAGGAAGGTAAAGTTTTGGCAGATGATGTAATGCCAAGATTTGCTATAATGTTAGAAAGAAGTTTTGGTGATAACGCTAAGGCAAGATTAGAAACTTTTGGTGGAGCATGGAACGTACTTAAAAATAATGTTACTTTATATTTCGACCAAGCACAAAAAAATATTGGTGTAAATAAAACTTTAGCAGGAGTATTATTAGGATTAGGTAAAAACATTGGAAGTGTACTTAATAATATTCGTCAATTAGTTACATCTTTTATTGCTTTTAAATCTATTTCTATTTTAGCTTCTTTAGCTATAACTTCTGTTAATACTGGATTATTTACAATGATAAAAAATGCTTGGAAAAGCAAAGAAGCATTTAACCTATTAGGATTATCATTAAAACAATTAACATTTATTGCTGTAATAGATGGATTAGTTAAATTAACAGAGCATTTTATAGCTTTAGCAAATGGAACAGACCAAGCGACAATAGCTCATTTAAGGTATCAAAATGCAACTGAAAGAGGTAATGATAATACTAAAAAGTTTTTAGATGCAAAGAGAGATGAATTAGCATTAGAGATAAAAACTCAAAAAGCCTTATTAGATACAAAACAAATTACAGCAGAAGTATATAAAGCTAGAATAAAATTAAAACAAGATGAAATTAATGAAGATGTAAAAGCAAAGATTAAAAGTTTAGAGAGTGAAAGAATCGCTTATTCCGATCCAAGATTAGCATTAAGAAAACAACTTGGTGGGGCGCCAAAACCTGCGAAAAAACCAATTAAAGAATTTTTTACATCTGGTATTGGTGGCGACCAAGTTGGAGAAAGTGATGCTTCCGCACAATATCAAGCAGATTTACAACAATATTTTCGAGATGCAGCACAATTTAATAAATATGTTAAACAAGGTGCTGAAATGCAAAGAGTAGATATAGAATTAAGAAAATACTACTCATACCTTAAAGAAAATGCAATAATGAACACTAAATTTTCTGGAGGTGCAGGAGATGGTAAAAAAGAGAAGGGATATGCTGAAAGAGATAAAGCTCTTATAGATTTAAACACAGAATATAAAACTACAAATGAGTATTTATCAAGACAAGTAGAATTACAAGCTAAAATATCAGAATATGAATTAGATAGAGATATTATAAAAGCACAAGAAGAATATAATAAAGAATTAGAAAAACAACAAAAAATACTTGAAAATACTGGAGATTATGCTATCGGTTCACTTTATTATGCTTCAGAAGATGAAAAATCTAAAATGATAGCGTCTGAACAAAAACAGTTTGATAATAAAAAACTTTTAAGAGAAAAAGATTATAAGGAAAAATATGATGAATTAAATGCAGACCTTGAACAAGAAAAAAATAAAAAAATTGAAAATGCACAAGAAATAGAGGATACAATTGCATTAAAGCGAAAAAATGCAAAGAAAGTATTAGGCACTAAAGGAACTTCTGATAGTGCAAGGCAATCTGCAAAAGATGATTTAAAATGGGCTATTGAGCAAGAAGAATATTTAAAAATTAAAAAATTAGAAATAGATGATAACTATGAAGTTGAAAAAGCAAATATTAAAGAACAAGCTAAAAACGAACGTAAAGATTTAGATAAAGAAGAACTCAATGAATTAAAGATACTTGGTGATAAAAAAGCAGATATTGAAAAACAAATAAATGAAAAAATTGCTAAAGACCAAGATGATTTTGAGTTGAAAAAAGCAGAGATGCGATTAGAAATGATTAAAAACACAGCTGAATCTGTAAATAATCTAATTCAAAAATCACTTGAACATTATATCAACATGGCAGAACGCAGAATTGATATGTTAGACAAGCGTATGGATAGGATGTCTACACAAGCTGACTTCTTACGTGAAAAAGCAGTAGCAGGGAATATTCAAGCACAAGAATCACTTGCTGTAATAGACAAACAAGAAATAGATGCACAGAAAGAAAGAATGAATGAGCAAAGGTCAATACAAAGACTACAAATAGCAATGACTGTATTTCAAGCGTATTCAAACAATATTCAAAATGCTAAGGTAGGAGAGAATCCATTTACAAAAACACTTACTGATATTACTTTGCTAAATCAATTTGTTGCTAGTTTACCTACATTTATTGATGGTACTGAAACTAATATTGCTGAATCTTTAGGTAAAGCACACATGCAAGGTCAAGACGGTTATATTGTACGTGTAGATGGTTCTGAAAAAGTATTAAATCCTAAACTTTCTGCAATGACTGGTAACATGACTACATATGAAATTGCTAAATTAGCAGAAGACTTCCGTAGAGGTGATATTATGCGTAAAGGTGAAGGTGCAATGCAATTAAATGTTGGTTCATGGGGAACGGATATGATTGTATCTAAATTAGAATCTTTAGAGCAAACAATTAAAAACAAACCAGAATCTAACATTGAACTTGGGGAAATAGTTGGTGGAGTAATGCACATTATGGAAACTAAAAAGACTGGCAATACAAAAGTTCGTAACATTTCAAGATTCTCTTAAATAAAACATTATGAAGCATAAGATAAACGGACAAGAAATATCTCCAGATAATAGATTTGACATTGGTGTTTCTATTGATTTTGATGCACGTATAGACCAACAGAAAATGACTACTGATACAGTTGTACTTTCAAGGGAAGGAAATAAGATTGTAAAAGACCATATTAATCAAGGTAAACTATTAGAAGGAATACCATACGAAGTTGAGTTTGCGCCACAACAATCAATTCAATACTTTGTAGATTTAACAAGTGAAATGAAGGTGTATGATAATAAAGTACACGTTACGCTTAAAAACTACTTAGGACACGACCAATTTTTTGATAAAGCAGAAACTTTAATATGGGATTTAGTTAACTTATCAAATCCAATTACTAGTATTGACATTAAGTATCAGATATTACCACAAGATGCAAATGCACGTGCTTTAATGGCTTCATTAGGTTTATTTACTATATCTATGTCTATTGCACAACAAAGTAGAGAGGTAAAAGAAAGAGCAATAAGTGTTGCGTGGGCTACACAACCTTTATATGGAGTATCAGCAGTAGGACCAGTACTTGTTCCAGATTGGAAAAGTATTGTAATAAATATACTTAAATTAGTTGTTGCATTGATTTTTACTGCAATATTACTATTCCAAGCAGTTGTATTAGGACTTGAAATATATAGATTATTAAATCCACCATTAAACATTTTAAAAGCAAGTACAGCAATAGATCTACTTAAAAAAGGATGTAATCACTTAGGGTTTAAGTTTAAATCCTCAATCTTAGAGGGTGATTATAAAGACATGGTAATACTTCCAGTTCCACAGAATAGAACAAATGTAAAGTGGTACGATGTATTCTCTGGTGATTTTGGTACTGGATTAAACAAAGCATTTCCACAAGCAAGTGATACAGTTGGAACTTTAGGTAGTTTAATCTATGCAATGGAAAATATGTTCAATGCTAAGACTAAAGTTCAAAATGGTGTTGTTCAATTAGAACGATGGGATTATTGGAAAGTTAATGCTAATCAACAATTATCTTCTTCACTTGTTGTTCAAGCAGATAGGGTTAATGCCTTCGAGTATGACTTTAGTAAACTATTCAAAAGATATTACATACATTATTTAACTGACTATTCCGATTATAATACACTTGATGCTTTTGAAAATAACTTAGCAGAATATTCATTAGATACAACTAAACCTACAGACCCTAAATTAAACCTTATAAAAGGACTTCAAGAAAAAACGATACCATTTGCACTTGCTAAGAGAAAAAGTAAGCTAACGTGGCTAGAAAAGCAATTCTTAGGGTTATATAAAGCTATAGATAAGTTGTCGGCTGGTAAAACTGGGCTTGTTGCTAAGAAAAACAAATATGGTGCAATACAGATTACAGACCCATTCTTTTCCACTACTAAAATATTTATGTGGGATAAGGCGTTTGGTGCTAGAGAAAATCAAGATCTTCTTAAACCTACATATCTTTGGGATAAATATCACTACATAAATAATCCAGAAATATATCAGTATATAGTAAAAAAAGGTCTTAAGATAAAAATAACTAGCACTGAATTTTTAGGTATTTTAAATAAAAACTTTGTGCTTATAGATGGTAAATTATGTGAAATTACCAAACTAGATTATTTTGATGAAAGAAATTATGCTATAATTGATTACAAAGAACCTTATAATGTGTTTACAAATCAATTTAAGTTAACAAAAATATATTAAATTTGTTCTATGAATACAGATACTCTATTGCAACTTTCTAAAGAATTAGAAGTTATAACAAAAGAAGCTAAGGATAAGTTCGAATTAATATCACTTAATAAGGATTTAAGTGATGAATATAAGTCGGTTATTGAAAGAGCAAAGCAAATGTGTTCCGAATTGCAAGTAGCAATGGAGAATAAGGATATTAACAAAATGAATAAACTATTAGAAGATGCCAATAAAATTAGTATCTAAGTCATATACAGACATTTATGGTAACTCTAGTAGCAACTATAAAGCAAATGCTGGTGATAAAATAATCTCTAAACTAACAATTAGTTCTGATATTTACGTTCGTTCTAGTAGTAAAAATCAAATGACATTTGATGATTTTGATGGTGTGTTCAGTCAATCAGATGGAGATTTTTTAGAGTCTGGATTTAGAAAAGGAATGACTCTTTATTGGAAAGCTATAGACAATGCAAATGTTGTTAGGAGTTCATGGACAGTAACTATTACCGAAGTTTATCCATTATATCTAGTTCTTACTGGTTCACTTCCAAATGTAAATAATAGTAGTTCACAAGATTCTATTTGGTTAATATATACTGATTCTACTCATGATGAAATAAATTTAAGTTTAAACTTTACAGATAGTGAAAATCCTACTTCTACACCAGATAGTTTAATTGATGGTGAAGTAAGCAGATTTTCTTATCAAGGACTTACAGCATTATCGGTTGGTTCTACAGCTAATTTAACACAATTAGGCAAAAAGTCTGGACAATTTGCAATAACAACTACTACAATTAAGCGTTTAGCTGATTCTACTAACGTATATGTAACTGGAAGAAGTGTTAGAAATTATGAAGTATCATTTACTACGATCTTCTCTGGAATGTTGTTTGAAAATATGTTTATTGGTAAAAAATACCTTAAACAATTTGCTCAATTAGATTTTAGAGTAGTGTCTTCTGAAACAATTAAGCCTACTACAATATCTATAGATGATGAATGTGATACTGGATGGTTTAATGAATCTTATAACACAGAAATTCCAAAGGTATTATCAGCTACGGATGATGCTAGTAAATTATATTACAATCAACCTATTAGTTTTACGGCTACAATACAAGTTAAAGGCACAACTACTACTCAGTTAGAAATAGGTGCTGTTTATGAAACTTTTGATGATACATATAACTTAAACAAAGCACAAAATCAAAGTGATAAATTATTTTTACTTAAAACTGGATTAATAGGAGTTGCAAACATAGGTAGTACATATACTTCTTTAGGAATTGGAGCGTATCAAATAACATTAAATAGCTTTTCTTACTTTGATTCTGGTGGAGATAGGTTTTTTAATGTTGGATTAAGTTTTAATCCTTATACATTTGGTGCATTTATTGAAGCTAGAGGTGATTCTGATAGACAATTTTACTTGTGGATTAAAGCTGAAAACTATAATTACCTTGTTTTTGGTGGTGATTTAGAATATAAATACGAAATAGGTCAAGAAATTACACCATATACTAATATTGTATTTAACCACTCTTACAATTTAGACTATTCAGACCTTACAACTCCTACTCAATGTAACGATATAAACATAGAGGATGATCTCGGATTTATAGCTGACTTTGATTTATTTCAGTTAAATGTAAATTCGTCTGTTAAATCTAGTATTGTTGTATATAATTCTATTACTTGGGATGAATTTGTATTAGATTCTATTGAATTTGACATATCACAACAAGATTTAAACTATTTTACAAAACAAACACTCGCTTTAAATAATAATTTACCTCAAAGTTCTGCAAAGAAAGTAGCATATTTAATGCAAAAAGCAAACGATGAAGGAATTATAACGGTTAGATTATATTATCCATTCTTAATTAATTGGACTTACTGGCAAAAACTATTAAATACACATCCTTACTTTACTTCTAAAAATATTAGCAACAACGATTGGTTTAATTTTCAAGTTGCACCATGGTCTTTGAAAATAAAAACAGAGATTGTTCGTAATAATAAAACAGATTGGTTTTATAAAGACATATCAATTAAAGACTATGATGATAGCACAATTGTATCTACTATATCTTTGTTTGAATATCCTGCAATGACAGCGTTAAACGGTCTTAAAGAAGATAAACAGATACTTATTAGAGCAACACACGTAGCACCTTCTGTATGGGCTTCTGATATTTACGGACAAATAACTATTGAACCTAAAGAAAGTTCACCAAGATGGTTGATGTCTACTGAAATAGATACTAATACAGATAATATTAATCCTTTGTATGGTATTACAGATAACAAACTTACTTCTAGTGGATTAGGTACTAACACTATTGTTTTTGAGTGTTTATTAGACATGACTAAGGTTACTTCTACGAATTTATGTATTACCTCAAAAATAAGTGATGATTCAGCACAAGGTGGAGATTTATTTATTTATACGACTGGAATTGGAGTTTCTAACACAAATAATATTAATTTTATAACAGCATAATAAAGATATGAGTGAACAACTAAAACAGCAAACATTATATAATGTTTCCGAATCAAATACTAAGAACTTACTATGGGCTGATGTTTATGTAAGTGGTACAGAAGGTGCATCTGGAATTTATGTTTCTCGTAGAATGACTTGGGCGCAATGGATAGCCTATCTTAATGCAAACGGAGCAACTGGTCCTGCTGGTACTAATGGTACTAATGGTACAAATGGAACTAATGGAACTAATGGTACAAATGGTGATAGAGCACTAATGACTCTTAACTATCAAAGTAGCAATTTAACACTTCAAACTGGAACTTTAACATTACCAGTAAATCCTTCTTTTCCTTTAGTTAATTTAGGATGGATACAAGGTACTAGAATTAGAATTTGGAATAGTGCTACAGCATATATGGAAGGTGTTATTACTTCTACTATAAATAATCCGCAAACAACTAATATTTCAGTTAATATTGACTACGTTATTGGTAGTGGTACTCAATCTTTATGGAATGTAAGTGTTGCTGGAGATTTAGGTAATGGAAATCCAAGACTTCAAACAGTTACAAGTTCAGCTACAGTTACGCCAGTATCTACTAATGATATAGTAACTATTACAGCGCAAGCTGTTGGACTTACACTTGCTAATCCTACTGGTACTTTTGTTGAAGGTCAAGCATTAATGATTAGAATAAAAGATAATGGTACAGCAAGAACTATTGCTTTTGACACTAATTATAGAGCAATAGGTATTACTTTACCTACTACTACTGTTATTAGTAAAACTATCTACCTTGGAATTATATACAATTCTACGGATGCAAAATGGGATATTTTAGGTTTAAATCAGCAAGCATAATGAATTACTATAGTTTAATAAGTTCAATGTTAAAAGCAAAGGCTAGTACGCTTTTAAATGGTTTGTATGCTGTATATAAAGCTGAATCAAACGCTAACGATTCGCTAGGTGTTTACAATGGAACTGCACAAGGTGGATTAACTTATAGTGCTGGAAAGAGTGGAAATGCTTTTACTTTTAATGGCACAAATGCTTATGTTCAATTGCCTAATAACTCATTGAACTTTTTAAATAGCTTTACGATTGGTTGGTGGATGTTTATTACGGGAAATTCGGGTGATGGTCAACAGCCAATATCAAATGCACAAAGAAATGCTGGCGGGAGCACAATATTTGGATATGGTGTGTTTGTATACACCAATAATTTAACACTTCAGGTTATGGATGGTACTAATTACGTAGGTTTATCTTGTAATATGAGTGCATTATTTGGTACTTGGGCTTACGTTGAGATTGAAAGAGAATGGAATGTAGGCTCTAAAATAAGAATAAACGGGAGTGTTGTGGCTAGTAATAGTTCAACAATCAATCCAGCTTATAGGTCTGACGTAGCACATACACCATCTATTGGTGTATATAAACACACTCTTGGAGAGAGTTACTTCATGACTGGTTTAGGTAAAATTGACGAGGTAACTATTCACAATAGGATATTGACACCTACAGAAATAACAACATTATATAACGCAGGAGCTGGAAAGTTCTATCCAACATTTTAAATTATGAAAGTAAGACAATTAACACTAGAACAAAAGAATATCCTTGTAGGCAAAGTATGGGGGTTCCAAGGTCAATTATTCAATTAATAAATGTTACTATTCCATTTATTACTAGTATCTTTGAGTATGATTAAAATAACTCAAAAAGAAAATAGTAAGTACACTATATTAGGATATAGTCATACTGATAATAATTACGTAAAATATTTTGACGCTAAATGTATTTGCGGAAACAAAACAAAATTAAATCTTCAAAGTGTTAAAAAAAGTATTTCATGTGGTTGCTTATCAAAATACATGAAACATAAAACGCATGGAATGAGTAAAACAAGTGAGTATAAAACATGGCAAAGTCTTAAAGATAGATGTATTAACGTAAACAATCCTAACTTTAATAATTATGGAGGTAGAGGAATAAGTGTTTGTAAAGAATGGATTGATTCTTTTGATGTTTTTTTAATAGATATGGGATTAAAACCATCAGTAAAACATTCTATAGAAAGAATAGATGTAAATAAAGGGTATTATAAAGAAAATTGTATTTGGGCTACAAAAAAACAACAAGCTAATAATACACGTTCAAATTATTTTTTAACATATAAAGGAATAACAAAAACGAGGGCGGAATGGGCTGATTTTATAAATGTAAACGTAAGAACTTTAGCTAGTAGATGTAGAGCTAATAAACCAATAAATGAAATACTAAAAGAATATGAATAATATAAAAGTAAGAGAGCTTACAAACGAACAAGCTCAAATTTTGACAGGAAAGGTATGGGGTTACCAAGGTCAATTATTCAACCCTCAAACAGATGCAAATGGTAAAAAATTTATCTCAAATGAAGAGGTTA